GGGCAAGGTGGCAAATCGCCAAACACAGGATTAGGCTTGGTCACGAAGTCGTCAATCCATCCTTTGATGAATTCTGTTGGACTACTCGCTGTCTTCGTCTTCTGTTTTGATTTCTTTTGGCTTTTCTTTTTCTGTTGAGTCGTCATGTATGCCTTTTAATCTTTCTAGTGCTTCGTCTAGAAGTTTTTCTTTGGTTTCTAATTTTGCCTGGAGGTCTGAGATTGTTTTATTTTGGTCACCTATCTTGTGTCCCAAACTTTGAACATCCGCTGTGGCGTGTTCCAGTTTGATTAATACCTGCTTCATCCGTGACTCTTTTGTTTTGATTTTATCAAGAGCCTCATCTCTGTCTTGTGTTAGATCAGTGATTGCGGATTTTAGTTCTTTGACTAGGTCTTTTTCAGACATACAGTTTATAATTATCCATATTTTGTAATACCATTATAGTATACTATATTTTAAAAGAAAGGTTGTCCAGTTTTTTTGGTTGTTTCGAGGTTATCCTTGACTAGATTACCGATTATTTCACGTTCTTCTGGGCTCATTGAGTTTGCTTCATCATAGGTAACTCCACCTCGCATGTACCAACAAATTTTAAGTAGGTCGTGTTTGATCTCTTTTTGTGTGTTGTCCATATCTTTCAAAGTTTTGATGATATCAGAGTCCGATTGTGACAGCAAGGTTATACGAAAAAATTTGCAGTATCAAATGTAATCGGCACTTCATATGTGGCCGGAGCACCTTTCTTGATCTGCTCTTCTGTGGCTTTTAGTTTTAATGGTTTTACTGCACCTTGTGATCTCAGTGCAATTATTTTTGTTTCAATCTCTTTAATAAGTTTAGCATTTGCATTATCCACAAATTCTTTTATCTGTGCAGGGTCACTTACTGCTGTACCATCCTGCATTGTTATTGTAGAAATGTTTTTAAGCAATATTGAACTGTTTAAATCTGTCAGTGCTTTGAAACTTTCATTGAATCTTTTTGACTTGTCTTCGTCTGGTAGTTCTGATTCTTGTACAGCACTGTACATTTTTTGTTGTTGAAATGTTTGTTGTGATGCTGTTGTCATATCTTTGTATGTTAACGGTCTAACAGCAATCTTTAATCCATCTTCTAGCGTAATTTCTGTTTCTATTTTTGTTCCTTTAATCTGATCTAGTATTGAAGGTAAATTTTGTGAGTGTGTAACCTGTTCGTTTGCACCCGGTACTGTAAAAGTAAAATCCATAGTTTCACCGTATGTGGCAATCCTGATAGCAATTAATAAAGTGTCGAGATCATAACTTTTAATTTGCCATGCATCTTTGATCTGAGGCACACAACTTTGTATAACATCAACCACTCCTTGTCCGTTCATTAGTGCATCTGGAGTTTTAAACCTGATCTCATCTTTAGCCGTCATCGGCTGTATGCCAATTTCACCTGTTTGAGATGATTGTAATACATGTGGCGGATATGCAGATCCGGATGGCAATGTCACATAAATGCTAGGTTGCCTAAAATACTTGTTTAATGGGTTACTATTTTCAGTCATTTTTTATTCTATAAATATACACTAGTTGCGTATATGTGTCAATATTTATATGCGTATAAAAAGGGGCAAAATAAAGTCGTATGGCTACAATAGAACAGGTAATAAAAGATCTACAATCTATCATGGATAGCGGTGGTACCGGTGGTGGCAGTGGGGCATCAGCGAATGCAAGAAAAGCCGCGGCAGAATCACAAAGACTGCTCAAATTAGCAAAGGAAATTACCAAGGTTGATGAGAAATCATTAAACAATAAAGCAAAATTATTAAACCAAGCACAGGCCCAATATAAGATTGGTACCAAAGAATACAAACAACAGCAAGAATTAATAGACTCTACAAACAAACAAATAGAGCAAACCAAAAAATACACAGACATTACAAAAAAAGTTGGGCAGTCTTTTGTAGGTCTCGGTAAAGCGGCATTCGAAGGACAAGGTAGCATCAGTGCATTCACTGATAACTTGGGCAGTACTATTGGATTCTTAGGACGTAGACTAGACACAAACATTGAAACGTTTAGACAACTTTCACAGGTTGGTGGTAACTTTGGAAAAAGTATTGTTGACCTAAGGTTAGCGGCCGGAGAAGCGGCACTACCGTTGGATGACTTTGCTAAACTTGTAGCAACCAACTCGAGCAACTTGGCGGCAATGTTTGGAAGCACAACACAAGGTGCAAAAGCGATTGCAAACCTTGGGCGTATCACCAGAGAAGTTGGGATAGGTCAATTAGCACCATTAGGATTTACAGTTGACGAAATAAACGAAACACTATTATTAAACTTAGACTCTCAAAGAAGAACAGGAATTTTAAATCAGTTAACTGACAAGCAAAGAGTAAACAGTGCAATTAATTTTGCAGAAGAATTGGACAGACTTGCTAAACTTACAGGTCAACAAAGAGACGAATTAAGAAAACAAATTGAACAACAACAAGCCAACGAAAGATTCCAAGCATTCTTGCAAGGTGCAACAGACGAAACACGTCAAAGACTTCAAGCATTTGCAGGAACAGTAGCAGGGATATCACCCGATCTAGCAGAAGGCTTCCAAGACTTGATTGCTAACGCAGGTGTACCAGTAACTGAATCAGCACTTGCACTTGTACAAAACATTCCAGGTGCTAGAGGAGTTATAAATGATTTGATTTCTGGTGTAACAACAAGTGAACAAGCACTTGTAAAAATTAGAGATTTATCAGCAGGCAGTGTTGACAGATTTAGAAAAGCAACTGTAACAGGACAAGTTGAATTTTTAAGACTGCAAGGTGGTATCATAGAACTAGGCAGAAGAGTAACTGACACAGGCTCTGTGATGAACGAACAAAACAAATCAGCATCAAGCCTTGTACAAGGATTAACAACATTTGAACAAGCAACCAAAGTACTAGCAAGTCAGTTCCAAGGTATTGAAACAAGTTTATTAACATCATTTGGTCCGGCACTGGGTACTTTTGCAAACATGACACAAGCGGCATTTGGCGCCGGTGGATTTGTTGCCAAAGCATTAGCAGGTGCACCAGCATTAACAGCCTCATTGTTTTTAGGTGGACTAATAGGTAAAGTTTTATTTGGTCCAGCCATACAAGTGTTAACAACAGCCAAAGGTGTTGCCATGGGTATCAGAATGTCCAAGGGTGTAGGAATGGCTCAGTCATTTATGGGCGGCGGCAAAGGTGGAGGACTATTCAAAGGACCTCCGGGCAAAGGTGGAGCATTTGGATCATTTGCTAGAAGCGGAGTTGGTCGTGTTGCGGCACCGGTAGGAATAGCAATGAATGCCATGGGTGCTTATTCAAGTTTGACAGACAACGACAAAACAAATGACAAATCCGGAATTGGTACAATACTAGGATCACTTATAGGTGGTGGATTAGGAATATTTGGTGGGCCAGCAGGAATTATGTTGGGAGCATCACTGGGTGGTATGGCAGGAGGAGCCATAGGTGGAATGTTTGATGGAAAACAATTTGGTGGCGGCATGGACGGTGGTAAACCGTACCTAGTTGGAGAGAACGGACCTGAGATTGTTTCCACGAAATCCAACAGTACAGTATCAGCAAACAAAGATTTAGAAAGTACATTCAATACAAAAGCATTAGAAACTAAAATGGCATCAATGGTAAGTGAATTAAACAGCGCCAACAAGACCCTAACAAGTATGGTAAATGGCGTAAATACCCTTGTAGCAGTTGAAAGCAGGGCCTTAAAAGCAGTTGAAACATCAGCTCGTAAAGATATGAATCAAGTAGGCATGGTTTAGGTTGCTATAATGAATAAAAAAGTGTAATATATAGTATGGCTTGGAAAAAATATTTTAAAGACGCAAACACTTCTCCTATCAGCGGAGAAAAAGTACCTAACTTTGCAAAAAGAAACTACTCATCATATCTACCTGATGTGTACACAGGACATCCTAACAGGGTTCAAAGATATTTTCAGTATGATCAAATGGATTCAGACAGTGAGATCAATGCGGCACTAGATATACTTGCAGAATTTTCTACACAGATGAACAAAGAGAATGAAACTCCGTTTGATATTGTGTTTAAAGATGAAACAACAGAACACGAAGTAAAACTTTTAAAGAAAGCACTTCAACAATGGACTTATGCCAACAAACTGGGCAAAAGAATTTTTAGAATTTTTAGAAATGCATTAAAATACGGAGATTGTTTCTTCGTAAGAGATCCACAAACATACAAATGGTTGTACATCGACAATGCAAAAGTTGACAGAGTAGTTGTTAACGAATCAGAAGGTAAGAAACCTGAACAATATGTAATCAGAGATATTAATCCAAATCTACAAAGATTATCAGCAACACAAATTACACCAAACCAAACATACGGTGGCGGTGGAACAACTGGCGGTGGTACAGCGGCATACGGATCAAGTTATGCAAACGCAGGTGCTACAAATAATATGTCAGGCTTTGCAGGTGGAAATGCAGGCGGTAGATTCTACAAAACAATGAATGCATACAACATCAATGCAGAACACGTTGTACATATGAGCATGTCAGACGGAATGGACAACTTATTCCCATTTGGACAGTCAGTGTTAGAACAAGTTTTCAAAGTTTACAAACAAAAAGAATTATTAGAAGATGCAATTATCATTTACAGGGTACAAAGAGCACCTGAAAGAAGAGTATTTTACATTGACGTAGGAAATATGCCTACACACTTGGCCATGCAGTTCGTTGAAAGAGTAAAAAACGAAATAAACCAAAGAAGAATTCCAAGCACATCAGGTGGTGCAAACTATATTGATGCCACTTACAACCCAATGTCAATAAACGAAGATTATTTCTTCCCACAAACAGCAGAAGGTAGAGGATCTAAAGTAGACACACTGCCAGGTGGTACTAACTTGGGTGAAATTGATGATTTAAAATTCTTTACAAACAAATTATTCAGAGGATTAAGAATTCCAAGTTCATATTTGCCAACAGGTCCAGATGATTCTCAACAATCATTCAATGACGGAAGAGTTGGAACAGCATACATTCAAGAATTAAGATTTAACAAGTATTGTGCAAGATTACAGTCAATGTTAAACCCAACATTCGACGAAGAATTTAAATTATGGATCAAAGGCAAAGGTTACAACATCGATAACGGTATGTTTGAACTAAAATTAAATCCACCTCAAAACTTTGCACAGTACAGACAGACAGAAATGGACCAAAGCAGAGTAAACACGTTCACAGCAGTGGCAGATTTACCATATATGTCAAAAAGATTTGCACTAAAAAGATATTTAGGTTTAAGTGAAGAAGAAATGGCAAGAAATGCTGAACTATGGGCAGAAGAAAACAATGTGCCACAGAAAAAACACACCAAAGCAAACCAATTAAGAGGCGGCGGAGTAACGCAGTCAGGTATTTCAAGTGATTTAGATCAGTTTGAAGAACCGACAGCAGATGCAGACGCACCAAATCCTGCAGGCGGAGAACCAGGAACACCAGGAACAACACCGGGTGGGTCAACAGGCGGTGGTACAGGACAAGGCGGAACAGGACAAGTTTAAGGTTAAATACGAATATGAAACTATTTGAATTCTTTACATACACAGCAGACGGCTTTGAACAGGACAAAACGTACGAGCCTGAGAATGATATTTCTGTAATGGATTCAACAGACACAAGAAAAACAAGATTGACATTAAAACAAATTAATTCAATGAGACTTGCATCTGAGGCCCACGATGCACAGCAAAAGGAAGAAGCAGTATTCACACAAAAGATGTATGGACAACCTGCGTCAACAGACGATTTAGCATTATAAAATGGCGGAAGTGGCATTCGTATTAGGGAATGGCGAATCTCGAAAGGGCATAGAAATCAATGATCTTATGGAACGAGGCAAAGTTTATGCCTGCAACGGTGTGTACAGAACACACAGACCAGATTATCTTGTAGCAGTTGATCCTAAAATGCTTTTAGAAATTGCAGAAGGCGATTATCTATTACATAATAAAGTATGGAGCAATTTTAATGCACAATATCAAAAAAATGAAAAGATAATGAACCATGTGCAGTGGTTTAAACCTAGTTTGGGTTGGTCCAGCGGTCCTACTGCATTAAAAATGGCATGTGATCACGGACACAAGGACATTTATATATTGGGATTTGATTATAAAGGGCACAAACAGGATGACAAAGGTAATGCTTTTAAGTTTAACAATCTGTTTAAAGACACAAGAAACTACAAACGTAGCAAAGACGAAGCAACATTTTACGGCAACTGGATGAATCAAACCAAAAAATGTTTGCAAGATTACCCAGATACACAGTTTCACAGAGTCATACCCCAAGGATGGTTCAAACCTGCAGAACATGAGTGGCATGGCAAGATAGATCACCCCACAACAGAAGAATTTTTATCTAAATTTGAGTTACAGATAAAAAACTAACAAAAACACTCCTTTTCTACCAATTACATAGCCATTTTTGCACTTAAATTGTAAATACAAACACTTATAAGTACAAATCGACTATAATGCAAAGGAGCACGTGTAAAATGTCAAACAATAAATTTGAGTCGTTATTAGAATTACTAATCAACGAAGAAAACGATAAAGCAGAGGCTTTATTCCACGAAATCGTAGTAGAAAAATCAAGAGATATCTACGAAAATTTAGCAGACGAAGAAGTAACTGCTGAAGCAAAAGAAGAATCAAAAGAAGACGCTAAAGAAGAAGTTAAAGAAACTGAAGCATCTGATGAGAAAGTAGAAGAAACTACAGAAGAGAAAGTAGAAGAAACTACAGACGAAGCAAAAGATGAAGAAGTTAAAGAAACTGAAGTTGCAAAAGACGAGAAAGTAGACGAAGTTGTTGAAATCGAAAACGAAGCAACTGAAGAAGAGTCAATCGAAGAAGTTGGTGGCGACGCTACTGACGAACTTGTAAAAGACATCTCAGCAGAAGAAGAAGGTGAAATGGCACCAGATATGGACGCTGACAAAGATGGTCAAGCAGATGCAGATCATGAGCATGACGATGTTGAAGACAGAGTTGTTGACTTAGAAGACGCTTTAGACGAACTAAAAGCAGAATTCGAAGCAATGATGGGCAATAAAGACGGTGAAGAAGAAAAAGAAGAATCTTTAGCACCAGAAGTTGCACCAGAACTTGCAGAAGTTCCTATGGAAGCCAAAGACGCTAAAAAAGACAAGGAAGAAATGAAAGAATACAAAACTCCTGTCAAAGCAGACACGGCTGATCATGCAGACAACAAAACATCTCCAGTAAAAGACGCAGGTAGCAAAATGCCAAAAGGTGGCGACAATATTGCTAAAGGCGGCGCTGAAGAAAAAGGAAGACCAGCACCAACATCTGCAAAGATGACTGATGCAAACACTGAGCCAAAAATGAAAGAAGTAAAAGTAGACCACAAAGATGGTTCTGATGCTTCTGGAAAGAAAAGCCCAGTTGCTTCTAAATAATTGTTGTTGAACAAGGAGATCGGAAGATGTCATCACTATATCTAAGAGAGAATCTTACATTTGATCAGGCCAGAGTGCAGATCTTACACGAAGGAAAAGACGGTAAGGATTTGTACATGAAAGGTATCTGTATTCAAGGTGGGATCAAAAATGCTAATCAGAGAGTTTATCCAGTGCAGGAAATTGCGAAAGCAACTAAAACACTGAATGATCAGATTAGTTCAGGATACTCAGTACTAGGTGAAGTGGACCATCCAGATGATTTAAAGATTAATTTGGACCGTGTGTCTCACATGATAACAGAAATGTGGATGGACGGACCAAATGGATATGGTAAGATGAAAATTTTACCGACACCAATGGGCAAACTTGTCGAAACTATGTTGCAATCAGGTGTGAAACTAGGCGTTTCAAGTAGAGGAAGTGGAAACATTTCGGAATACGGAAGCGGTGAAGTTTCAGACTTTGAGATCATCACAGTTGATGTTGTAGCCCAACCTTCGGCACCAGGTGCTTATCCAACGCCAATATACGAACACCTAATGAATACAAAGGGTGGAAATATGGCAAAGGGTTTGGCGGCTGAAGTTAGAAATGACGCAAAAGCACAGAAGTATCTAAAAGATGCTTTAACAAACATAATAAAGGACCTAAAATAAAATGATAGACGCAATATCAAAACTTGTTGAATCAGGAGCAATCTCAGAAGATGTGCAAAAAGGCATCCAAGAGGCTTGGGACAACAAAATTAAAGAAAACAAAGACCTAGTAGGTGCTGAATTAAGAGAAGAATTCGCAAAAAGATACGAGCATGACAAAGCAAACATGATCGAAGCCATTGATAAGATGATGGGCGAGA